TGTGTATATGGATTACCCACAGTTTATACATTGTGTGTTATGTGTAAGATGTGAGGCTTTGCACTCTAGGGCGTTCCACAAAAGGGATACCTCTATTTAGAGGAGAAATTGGCCCATTCGAAATAATGCGCACTTCAACATGATTTGAGCCGATTATGTGTGAAGAAAAATATAGTGGTTCACTAGTAAATTTAACGTACAAATTAACAAAACGACGAAAGATACCACGTCTGAAATGGTATCATTTAAAGATCAGAACCCATCGTATGATTATTCTGTTGCTAGCGTTAATGATTCTACATACTCTATAGTCGATAATGATGATGCTGATCTTGGAAACTTTTTCTCTCGTCCTATTAAAATCCAGTCTTTTGATTGGGGGACGGGAACTACATTATTCGAGGTTTTTAATCCGTGGACTAACTTTTTCGAGAATCCTCGTGTTTTAAACCGAATATCTAATTTTGCTTTGTTGAGAGCTAAATTGTGTGTTAAGGTAGTTATTAATGGTAATGGATTTCATTATGGAAGAGCTATCTTATCATACAATCCTCTACCTACATTAGATCAATTTACGGTAGATAGAGGTTTTTTCGAGGCAGATATTGTTGAGTCATCCCAACGACCACATATCTATCTCGATCCCACCACATCACAGGGTGGTTCTATGACTTTACCTTTTGTTTGGTATGACAATTATATGGAAATTCCTGATCAAGAGTGGAGAAATATGGGTGAATTGACCCTCCATACGATGCAAATGTTAAAACATGCAAATGGTGCATCAGATTCCGTTACTGTTTCAGTTTTTGCGTGGGCAGAGGACGTAGCATTGGCTGTGCCAACATCCAGTGAACCAGGTGCTTTGGCACCACAAGCTGGTAGTGAGGATGAGTATGGTAAAGGACCTGTTTCACGTCCTGCCTCTGTGGTGGCTCGTGTTGCTGGTAATTTGAAACAAGTGCCTTATATTGGTAATTATGCACGTGCTACACAATTGGCGGCTAGTGCGATCAGTTCTATTGCTTCAACATTTGGTTATTCTAGACCAAACAATATTTCCGATATTAGTTATTATAGGCCTACGCTTATGGGTAATATGGCTAATACTAATGTGGGTGATACTGCGGTTAAATTGAGTGTTGATGCTAAGCAGGAACTTACAGTCGATCCCACGACAATTGGTGTGGCTGCAACGGACGAAATGACTATTTCATCTATTGCTTGCAGAGAGAGTTATTTGGTTTCATTTCCATGGAAGATTTCTGATACAGCTGAAACTCATCTGTGGCAAGCTGAGGTTACTCCTATGATTTGGAGATATTTAGATCTTGGCACTCCAGGTGAAATGCATTTACCAGCCTGTGCTTTTGCCGCTATGCCTTTTAGGAATTGGTATGGATCGATGAAATATAGATTTCAAGTCGTTTCGTCCAGTTTTCATAAGGGCCGGTTGAAGATTGTATATGATCCTCATGGTTTTCAATCAAACGAATATAACACTAATTATACTTACATAATTGATATCGCTGAGGAAAAGGATTTCACGGTACAGATAGGTTGGGGGTCCGATAAGCCTTATTGCTTAATTGCTCCTCCCGGAATTAATGGTAGGGTTGACACCATACCACCATTTTCCGTTTATGAAAACGCTACAGCACCTGGCAACAGAGCTAATGGCGTGTTACGTGTTTACGTTGTAAACGAACTCACCATACCTAATAGCACCATAGATAATGATGTAAACGTGAATGTGTTCGTATCAGCTGGTGATGACATTCAATTTCGTAATCCAACCAGTCAGATAGAAAATTATTCATTTTTTCCGGAGCCTCAGGTTGGTGAGGAACCTCGTAGCGTAGTTGATTTGGATGCATATTTGAACCAAATGTCACCACAAATGGGGAATGAGGACGGTACGAATTTAGCCGTTACTGACACAACCTCTGAGCCTAGTAAACCATTGATGCAAAATCCTGAGCATACTATGTTATCTCCCGTATCTACGGATGATGCTTATGATCATGTATTTTTTGGTGAAACCATTGTGTCTTTTCGTCAACTTTTGAAAAGATATAATTTACATTCTAGAGCGTCGCGCATTGGCGCGTTTAATGGTACTTGGCGTATTGAGATAATGCCTTTCCTTATCATAAGGGTTACGCTCCCAATGCTATATATCCTACTGGTTTACCAGAAGCCGATGCTTATAATTTTTCCAGGATGACTCTTATGAATTGGCTCACCCCAGCTTACTTAGCACGCAGAGGTGGCGTGAAGTGGAAAGCTTTATATCAAGATACTGGACCTGTAAATTTTATGGGTAAACTTGAAGTAATTCGTACTTCTGGTTCTTGGCCTGCATATTCACAGACTGAATTGCCTTGGACTTCTACATCTGAGGCTGCAGCAGTTAGAGCCTTGCACTTGAGTTCGTACCCGACTTCTTCTGGATCTACACAAACCCAAACTCAGATAGCACCAACTATCGAATGGGAGAGTCCTTTCCAACAAAATACCCGTTTTGCACCTGGAAAGAGAGCTGATTATACAGCAGATGCTACTTTTGCAGATGCATTTATTATTGGAACAGATGTATCTCATAGTTCGGGTACTAGATGCTCCTTAGATTTGCATTGTGCGGCTGGAGAAGATTTTTCATTATTTTTCTTCTTGGGCAGTCCTATTGTCCGTTACAATGTACCATTTCCTTCTGTTTAGGAAATATTTTAAATCCTCGTGGGGACCGCGGGGTGGGGCATATGTGATATTTATATTACATGTGTCCTAGACAACTGAATTTAATTTAAGCCTTTGAAG